CTAAGTCACTTTGGCAGTTTAAGACTTTCCAAAACTAAACTGTCATTTTTTAACTAGAAGGAGCATAACTATATGAAAAAACATTATCAATTTTATTTAACACCGGAAGAAATCGTAGAGAAAGGATATTTATATGTCGCGTACGGCTCTAACCTTGATTTAGACCAAATGACATTTAGAACTCCTACCGCGCAACCTATTGATACTATAGAACTACCTAATTGGCAGTTAGTATTTAGAGGTGTAGCAGATATTATTCCTAAAGATGGCGCTAGTGTATCTTTAGGTGTATTTGAAATGCCTACAGCAGAAGATTGGGAGTCGTTACATACCTATGAGGGTACTCGCCCTACTAGCGCTCTGTATTACCTAACTGAGATTGAAACTGAGTTTGGTACGGCACTTACATATACTATGAGCGGAGGTAGAACGATATCAACACCTAGTGACCACTACTACAACACGATTGAACGTGGTTATCAGCACTTTGGTATGGATTTAAAGCCATTAGAGCAAGCTAGAGAGCACTCTCGCACTCACACACCTAGAAACACATGGTACGCGCGTTACTTGAACGGTAACAAAACATACAGAAAAGCTTATTCACTATAAAGGAGTAATAATTATGGCAAAAAACACACAGCAAATACATCACTTAGTATTGTATCAAGAGGTGTTATTCTGATGAGCATGGTAATTAACCACTGCTGGGACGGAGAGGAGGAGCAGAGAACATTGGACTTGTATCAAGAGGACTTTATATCGGACAACATTTGGCGTCAAGTATGTGACTCACTAAATGTAAATCCCGACGAGGGCGACACTATAACCGTATATTGGGACGTTCCCGCTACGATTAACTATGGCGAGGAGGACTAATGCAGTATACATTTCATGTAGATTGGAACTCAACTGAGGTTGAGGTAGAAGCTAACTCATATGACGAAGCTGTTAGCAAAGCCGATAAGGCAGTCAGACTTAACGTAGCCCGTTACTTTGACTATGATTTTGAACTTAATGAGAAAGAGGTGTTTGATGACTAATATCGAAAAAGCATTAGCTTATTTTAATAGAGAGGAAGTCGACGCATATGAAGACGACGGCTCTATTTACATTAATATAGATAATTATTTAACTGTGCAAATATCAACAGCTGAGGTAGCTTATAGAGCAGAACTGTATGATGATTTAATGGAGTGGAAGTATGCCTAATTACAGAGTAACTGAAACAAGAAACTACGAGGTAGGTTTAAGTTTAGATGGTACCCGTGGTTATTTCGAGCATCGTGCAGTAGGCGAGGACTTGGGTGGCGAGTTGCTATTCAAGGATGGCGCGTTAATAGACTACGATGGTGTATTTTCCCTACCCCGTGAGATAGCTGTCGAATTAAAGGACAGAGGAGTGGATGTATCTTATGTATCCGACGAGTACGAAGACCATACACTTAAGAGTAAAGTCGCACAGATATTGGTTGAGTATGGCAATAAAGAATACGGGGAGGTTATCTGTGAGCACTTAATTAATACAGTATTAGAACATAAAGAGGAGAAAATATGAGCAAGACAGTAATATTATCAATGAGTATGGGTGTAGCCGTAGAGGTACCTAATGATTTTGACGAGGATACTTTGTTGGATGATTGGGATACAACTGACGACGGGCAGGTTATATTTCACGGCGGTCGATTTAAGTCATATAAGAACGAGTTGATTGAGGGCTTTGTTGCGGACGTGGAGGAGGACTGATTATGTTTTTATTACTATATATGTGTAATTAGTGTAGACTATGGCGAAGAAATATACAGAAACTGAGTGGGACTATATCCGAGAGACGTCCGAAACTATACAAAAGTTTGTATTGGGAGCGGGGGAAATCTTAGATGATATGGATTATGATTCAGCCTTTAAGTTTATATTAGGTGTAACTCAGACTGCACAAGACCATATCGCAACTACTTTAAATGAGGTTGCGCAGGGCAAAGGTACTGAGGAGGATATTAGACTCCTTGTTACCCATCTTGCACCTGCTGTATTGTTGAATATACAACTATTGTATTCAGCGATAGACCGTAAGGTACTTGTAGATAGGTCTAAGTTTATAGACGAGGTAACTCGTCGTTCGGCAGAAACAGTAAATTTAGCGCTTAACCAACTTGGGGGAAAAAGAAATGCTCATTAGTAAAGAAAAGGCACAGATAGTATTCACAGAAAGAGAGGGCAGAGAGTCATTTAAAGCGCCTTTTGAGAATATTAAGGATTTAGCACTAACCTTATACACTACATTAAGAAAGAAACCTACACATGAGTTTATGCTCATGTATTACAGAAATGACGCGCACGTTATGCTTATGGACTTAGAGGAGAATTTCTCTAGGAGATTTGCAGATGCGGTCGAAACCATTGAACATTACTCTTGTCAGAATAAAGATATGGAAAAAGAATACTGTACGGTAGGTATTTACTCAATTGAGGGCTCTAAGGGTATGCTTAAGCATTGGATATTGCACGATTTAAAGTTTATGCAATCAGAATTAGAGAGGGAAGAAGATGAACGACAACAGACAAGTAATTGATATCAATTTAAACATCAACATTAACACCACTCCTCAAGAGGAGGATATATATGAGGTAGTTAATGATTTTGACCGAGAGCTAGATGAGGCTCGCTCTATGCCGGACGATGAGAAAAAGGCACTTTATAAAGTGGTAGACGGTCTTTTATCGAAGGGGGAGAAGGAGTTTTGCGTGTCGCTTATGAAGGAAGCACCTTTATTTGCGATAGCAGAGCATCTTTATTTTTGTCTGAGCGGGGATATTAATGATTTTAGTATGGGGCAGGCGTATTTAGTAGTTGAGAACTTTAAATCTAACTCCGAGAAGACTGTACTGCAATGAATATATACAAGAATCAATCGTTTTGTGATGCAGATGAGTGCCTAGAGCGTGCTTGTAAGCATCATCAAGATAACATAGATGTAATTGACTATGAGAAATCGGGTCAGCGTCTTGTTATTAGGGACTATAGAGAGTCTTGTGAGGAGTATACCCCACCCGTTTTTGATATATGGGCGGTGTTTGATGAGGGGTATGTGTGCGAGGATTGTAGTTATTACTACTATGAACCGCATTTAGATGATGAGCCTCGTGGGGGCGGGTGTCGTTTAATACATGATGAGGGAGACGAAAAAGAGTGTCCCGAGTATTTTGAGTATAAAAAGGAGATTTAGATGCCTATATTTGTAGATTTAGTTAAGAAGAAGTTTGGTTTTCTTACAGTTGTGAGTCGTGCGCCTTCTCGTAAAGAGGATAGACGTGCTATGTGGAACTGTGAGTGTGAATGCGGTAACAAGCATGTGGTATCAACTGCCGATTTAAGGGGCGGTAGAGTACGTTCGTGTGGATGTCTGTTAGGTCAGCGTGATGACAAGGGTCGCGTAGCGCATATAAAAATATAAAATAGTTTACTCTAAGTGTTAATTTAGGGTATATTGGAATCTTGTTTATAACTTTAGGATTATAGGCAAAGTTGACGGGTAGCCTCCGATATAGGTAGTACAAGGGTTTTGTAAGTTTTTACGTTTTCCCTTTCATCACTTCTCGGCTTGGAGTGTGTATGCATAAGTCATGTGTAGTTGGTTACTTATTATCAATTATCCGCGCAACGCCTCTTGCGTGCACAACAGAGGCAACTTTAAATAAACTATAGAAGGAGAATAATATGTTTGAGAACATAGATTGGTTTGAGATATTAGTAGGTTTGTCCATGCTTTGGTTAACTTGGTTAATCATTACGGTCATTGATATTAACGCTGAGTTAAATGATGAGGACAAGAACGATGCCAACTTATAAATTTAACGAAGACGAGGTACTTAGACAACTCACTAAGTATATAGATAGTACTTACTCTGAGCACTACACGAATAAGAACAATAACGTACAAGCCCTAGACGTCTACCAAGCGCGCGGAACGCTTACAAATACAGCGATTGACAACGCAATCAAGTATCTGATGCGCTATGGTAAAAAAGAGGGCTTAAATCGAAAGGATTTGCTTAAGTCACTCCATTACATAGTGATTGCTTTAGGTAACGAGTTATTAATTGAGGATGCAGTCATTGAGTATGTGCCCGAAATTGCTCACGCTAAGGTTGAAATACTTCATGGTGTACAGTATCAGTTGCTTGTGACGTTTACAAACGGTACACAAGTAAAGATAGACATGCTTAAAACTCTAAAAGAGCCACAGTATGAGTATCTATGGGGCGATAAGTTTGCGAGTACTTTTGGTTTTTCTCCATATATAGTACAATGGGATGACTATTGGCTAGAATACACAGCCGAAGAGTTGTTTATTATGGGGGAAGAGTATGTTTATGATACCAAATGAGGCGTGGGAAGAGTTTTGGGAACGCGTCGAACGAAATCAAAAGAAGTAATTATAAATAACGCTACTTAGAACTAGGGTAGCGCGTACAATTTAAGGAGATTTATGCTAGTATGGAAAGATGGCATTAAGGAAAAACCGCCTGCTAAACAAGGCAGGTTAGATATGCCCGTACCATTACCCGAGGATTTAGAGGAATATGAACATCCAATATTACCAAAGATACCACAAGGTGTCCCATTTGCCTTTGATACAGAAACTACGGGTTTATCCCCTCATGATAATGACCGTATTGTTGGGTATTCCGTTAGTATTCTTGGCGGGGATAGTTTTTATGTTGCTTTTCGTCACGATGGGGACGATAGCAATATGGATGAGCAAGTAGCTCTTGACTATTTAAAGTACATTATGGAGTTGCCGAACCCGAAGGTTATGGCGAACGCTAATTTTGATTTACGTTTTGTGATGGCTGAGGGTATCGTACCTAAGGCTCCGTTTTATGACGTACTACTACAAGAGCGCTGTATTAATGAGTATCGTTCTAGTTACTCTCTAGACGCACTTGGCGAGCTTTATACTGGCGACGGTAAGGAAGAAGACCTACTCTATGAGTGGTGTCATCAGACCTTTGGCGGTAAGAAAGGTAGAGCTCAAGCAGGTAACATTTGGCGCGCGCCTATTAAATTAGTAGAGCCGTACGCTCGTGTGGATGCCGAACTTACTCTTAAGATATACAACGAGCAAGCACCGCTTATTAAGCAGTTGAATGTCGAGGAAGTAGTACAACTTGAAAACGACTTAATTGAGCCTATTCTACATATGACTTGGCGCGGGATTCGTATGGATGAGCCTAAGTTACGCGACCTTGGAGAGCAGTTAGTTAAAGAAAGTAAGCAGTTAGATAAAAGCTTGACTGATTTAGTAGGACGTAAGGTAAATGTTAACGCAGGCAGAGATATACAACGTGCGTTTGATGAGCTTGGCGTGTCTTATCCTACTACAGAAAAAGGCAACCCATCATTTACAGCTGACTTTTTAAACAATTGTGAGGAACCAATTGCAAAAGCAGTTAGCGCGTGTCGCAAGAACAAGAAACTAATGAACTCATTTATTGAGGGCGCTTACAAGAAGTACGTCGTAGGTGGTCGCTTATATGCGGGATTCAATCAGATAGGTGCAGTTACTGGGCGTATGTGTGTCCATGGAGACACTTTGTTAGATACATCTAGGGGTGTTTTTAAGATAAGGGATTACATCCCTAACGGTACAGATACAATACTTACGCACAGAGGTAGACAGCAACGTATTCTACGGAAGTATGTTAAGGGGCATGATATAATGTACAAGGTGACCCTAGAAGACGGTAGCTGTATCACATGCACCAAGGCACATAGAATATACACACCTTCGGGCTGGAGTCATTTGGTTGATTTAGAGCAAGGAGATAGTATACATGTCAGTAGCAAAGATATACAAGGAAGACAAACACCTACAAAAAAGAGTAGCCGAGTACTACTTACAGATAAGCAAACCCACTACGAAAGAGACAGCAGAGCATTTCAATACGACAGTACAAAACATACAGTACGCTCTACGGAGTTTTCTACCGAAGGATGTGAAGGACTTCGAGGAGGGATTACGCACCTCCCGTCAAAAGCAGTTGAACAATCCTATGAAGGGGAAGTTTGGCAAAGCCCATCACAACTACAAAGGGGATTGTGCGGATGGCAAAGGGTATATAACGGTCGCGAAACCGCAGTGGTTTACGGGTCACAAAGGCAACAGAGTTTTCAAGCACCATGTAGTGATATGCGAAGCACTTGGACTGACGGAAATACCGCGAGGGTGGCATATACACCACATAGACGAGAACAAGACCAACAACTCACTAGAGAACTTAGCCTTGTTAACCGTAAAGGCTCACAATCGAATACATGGGGCACGTCCCGAATTAAGTCAATTGAAAGGGTGGGAAAGGTACGAGTATATGATATCGAAGTCGAAGGAGACCATAGCTACTTAGCAGGAGGTATGTTCCACCATAACTCGTCTTCGCGCCCAAACCTTCAGCAAACCCCTCGTGATGAGCGTTTTAGAGAACTATTTATAGCAGATGAAGGCGAAACTTTAGTGGGTATTGATTACTCACAGATTGAGCCTCGCTTAGCTCTGCATTACTGTTCTGGCGAGACAGCGGATGATTTAAAGTCGAGGTTTAACCAGACACCAGAATCGGACTTTTACGCAATTCTGATGACAAGCGCTCCAGATGTAGAACGTCAGACTATGAAGATGGTCTTACTGGCTCAATTGTACGGGCAGGGAGAGGCATCTCTTGCACTTAAATTAGGAGATGCGGTTACGGGTAAACGTATCCTAAACGGATTTAACTCCAACTTCCCGTTTTTCAGAGCTCTCGCAACGCAGGTAGCCGGTACTGCTCGCTCTCGTAAGTACATTAAGACAGTTGGCGGGCGTCGCTGTAACTACCAAGGCGCAGACTCAACTACTATTCATAAATCTCCAAATCGCTTGATACAAGGGGGCGCGGCGGATATTATGAAGAAGGCTATAGTTGATTTATGGAAGAGCGGGTGGTGCGCAGAAGATAAATTAGGAGCACCTATTGCGGTAGTACATGATGAGTTGATATTCAGTACGTCATTAAAGGGGGACGATTTAAAGGAGGCGCTTGTCGCGCTTGAAACAACAATGGTCGAGGCTTATCCGTTGACTTGTCCGCTACACGCGGAGTCTAATACGGGACAGTCTTGGTGGGATATTCACTAGGAGACGATTATGATAGATGAACCTATTTTTTGGGTAATTAATTTTTTAGTTTTTATGATAGGTTACGTTTTAGGACGTAAAGATGTTAATAGAGGAGAATAATATGGAGCAACATAAACACGCAGAAATAATCCACGCTTGGGCTGAAGGTTACACTGTACAGAAGAAACACAAACTGTGCTGTGATAAGAAGTACGCCAAGTGGGTAGACTGCGACTCAACACCTTTATGGTTCGAAGATGAGGAGTACAG